TCTTCAGGTAGGCGAAAGCGAAGTTGGCGGAGCCGGGGTTGCCGCCCTTGGCGACCCACGGGAAGACCTTCCAGGTGTCCGGACCGACGGTGAACTCGTCGCCAGCGACGAACCGCTCCATGTTGAGGAACCGGATACCGGGAACCTCGCCGATAGGCGACCAGTAATCGTCCGCACGGCGCGCGCGCAACTGGATAGGCATCAGCGGCGTGTTGCCCGACAAGTTGTTGATCGAGCGGGTGTAGAAGTTGCTGACGCGGTTGTTGTTCTCGGCGTTGGAGAGAGACGACGCCGCCCCCATGCCGCCGGACACCAGTTGCGTCGGTGGGCTGACCGAACGCGTCCCGAACGGAGCGAAATAGTTGGTGCTGCCGTCGTAATCGCAACGAACCGCGCCCTTCTCGTTGACCGAGGTATCGCGGCCATTGTCGAACAGCCGATGGTGCCTCTGGTCATCCCAGTTGCCACCCCACGCGCCGCTGTCCCAATAGATCGCGTCGAAGAACGTGCCACCAGTCCAGGTGCCGTACTTGACGACTTCGCCGAACGTGATGTGGCGGAACACGCCAGAAGCGATCTCGACGACGACATGGACATGCTCGGCTGGGGTGTTGCTGGCGAACATGAAGACGTTCGAGAACGGCCCGGTGCCGGTGTTGGCGAGCGCGCGCCAGGCCGACTGGTTAGGCTGCGCGTCTGCGGAGGCACCCGAGTCATAGCCAACGGCGCCGCGAAGATACACGCCGGAGGTGTTGAGGTTGTAGATGTTGATGTTGTCGCCGGACTTCTGGAGCGTCACGGTGCGCAGAGAGCCGGCCAGAGTGTTGCGGCGCTCCGTCCACCCGGCGGTCACGGCGAACGCAGCGATCTTGTTGATGAGGTCTTCAACGCTGGTCGCGTTAGTCAATTGGTAGGCCATGAATCACTCCAGGCGGATCGCGGCGAAGTTGGACCAGTCCACGCGGTAGACGTTGGGAACGACGAGGTGGTCAACCCCTCCGACCGTTACGATATTTTCCGCCGCGTTGGAAAATCCAGAGACCCGGTAGACGCCTTCCAAAGCGCCGTATTGCGCGGCGTGCGGGCTGGTGGCGACGATCTCCGCCGGCTGTAGCGGATAGCCGCCGTCCAAGAGTTCCCGCTGCAACGCGGTGTCGGTGTACCAAGGGGCGACAACCCGACTGAAGGCCGTCCAGTTATCTCCCGACCCGTCGCCCACGTTGCTGTTGTTCACTCGCGAATTCCACACCTCGAAGAACCGGCCGTCCGGCATACACAGGCAGGCGGTGAGTTCGCCCGGCGAGAACGGGTTGCGGACCTGCTCGCCGGTCTGCGAGTAGCGGAAGGTGCTGTTGCCGGACGAACCCGCGATGTAGAGCGGGTACGGCCACAGCGTCGGCAGCATATACGGCAGGATGAAGCCGCAGTACGCCATGTGGTAGGTCGAGGCCACCTTGATGACCACGATGAACCGGCGGCCGTTGGCGACGAACCAGTAGGTCATCGGCGAATTCCAGGCCAGCAGAGTTCGAGCCAGCGACTCACCGACCTGACTCTGGATTCCGCCGAGAGCCGGGTTGTAACTGACCAGGCCGAACATCGAGAGGTTGTAGTAGTCCGAAGCGACCGACGTGACCGGCTTGATACCGACCAGGATTTCGTCGGTGCCGGTCGTGCCGGGGCCTTGCAGGATGATCTCATCGGCGTCGGTCAGCGTACCGCCAGGGCCCGCGATCTGCACCCACGCCTCGCCGTCAGCCACGAGATCGACGTTCGTGGTGAGGAAATCGCGCAGCTTGTTGTAGAGGTCGGCGAAGTCGGAAGCCGTGCCAGTTGCGTATGCCATTGTCGTTCCCTTATCCGAGGACAGCCTTGAAGGCGCCCTTGTTGGCTTTGACCACGTTGACCAGAGCCGTGACGGCGCCGGAGGACTTCAAGCCCTCCGTGACTACCGAGCCGGACTCGACCATGTTGGTGACGTTGATGATCGGCCGTTGCGCCGCGCCTCCACCGTTAAGCACGTTGCGCGGGTCGGACTTGGACAGCACTTCCTCGCCCTTCTGGAGCACCGCCGGAACCTCGTCAGAGCGCAGACCCGGCAGACCGCCGTTGTGGAAGCGCGGCGCGGAGGCGAACCACGACGCCAGCGCAGGCCGCGGAGAGCCGGCACCCGGAGCGCCGATCACGCCGCCCGAGTGGAAACTGCCGACGATCATTGATCCGATCTTTCCGAGAGCGCCGCCGAGCAAACCGCTGTTGCCGTCCTCGCCGAATAGGGCCCTCAGAAGAGCCGCTTGCAGGATCATCTCGCCGATGCGGATGAGAAAGTCAGCGGCGAAGTTGCGGAAAGCATCGCGAGCCGCGACGAACGAATCTCCGATATCGCCGCCGGTCTCAACCAGGGCGCGGGCGAACGTAGAGATCGACGATGCCAAGCCGCCGCTGATCTCCTCGGCGAGGCGGCGAGTTTCCTGCTGGGCCGGCGTCAGGACGTTGCTGACCTCGACGGCGGTCAGTTCCAGCTTCGCCAGAGTCTCATCGATATTCAGGAACTCGGAGAGGTCCGCTTTGTTGTTGGTGATGAACTCCTGGAGTTCTTTCACCTTCTGCAAGATGCGGTCTTTCAGGTCAGCTTCGACCTGGGCGGCCTCGTTGGCGGCTTGCTGCTGAGACAGCAGGCCGAGTTCCTGCCGGGAACGGATCAGGTCCAGCTTAGCCTCGCGGGTGTCGAGAAGCGCCTGCAAGTCTTTCTCTCGCCTCTCGTACTGTTCTTGCAGAGAGGCGAGGTCTTCAGCCCGCGTGCGCTCCATCTGGGCGACACGGGCGTTCTGAAGTTCGAGTTGGCGCAATGCCTCGACTTGCGCCAAGGTTCCGGCGAGAGCCGACTCCGTGACATCCAGACCTGCTGCCTTGCGTTCAGCCGCAAGCCGGCGAATCGACTCGGCTTGCGCATCGAACTCCATATTGATGAGTTCGATGCGTGCTTCGAGATCGTTCTCGTCAAGAGCAAGACGGGCTTCAAGCGCTTGCCGGCGAACCGCCAGAATCTGCCTCTGCGTCTCTTCCTCCAGTTTGACACGCTCGTCGGCCAGGCCCTCGTCAACGAAATCCGGCCTGTCCAACGTCGGGGAGCCGTCGCCGGCCGTCCTGTCTGCCGGCACGCCCGGCAACAGAGGCCGCCCATCGCCAAACCTTTGCTCGATGGCCGCCTTAGCCAAGGCTCCCATTTGCTGGTCGATATCGTTGACCGCACGCTCGGTTGCGGCTGCCGCCTCAACCACGGCTTTCTTGTAGTCTTCCCAGGGGGCGGCGGCGCTGCGCACGGACGAGGCGAATCTGCGGGCAGCGGAGATCGAGCCTTCAGACAAACCGAAGACATCGAAGGCTTCGCTGGCGTCCGCATAAGCATCAACGACGTTGGCGAGCGTGTTCTTGACCGACACAAACGCCTGGTGGAATGTGAACCGGATCGTCTCAGCCAAGAGCTTGGTCGCCCCTTTGACGCGCTCCCAGCCTTTCAGGAGCCCGGTCACAAGGGCAATGCCGGCAAGCTCAACTTCGACGAATTCCTCCTTCAAAGTCGTGCCGATTTCCCAGCCGGTCCAACCAGACAACGCGAGAAGACCTGCTTTCTTCAAGGCGATGCCCGCCTTGCCGCCGCGTTCGGCAAGAATCGAGAGATCGCTGTACGTCTTTCTTACCGCACCAGAAATTCCGAAAAACGCCTTGGCGATGTTGAGGCCAATGATGATCTTGAAGGCCAGTATGACCTTATCCATGTTCTCGGCAAGCGCAAGAACAACTGCGCCGAGCGTCCGGACAGCGGCAGCGATGTCTTTTACGGCTTTCTCGCCTTCCTCGCTTTTGAAGAAGACCGTAAACTCCTTGGCGATCTTTTCCAGTTCGTCGGCAAGCCCGCCTTCCGCGACAGCAAGGAGGAATTCCGTGTAGGCATTACTAAGACGATTGAAGGTAGCCCGCAGCGACTCGGTTGCTTCCGGCAACTCTCCAGCAACGATCTGACGGTACTGCTGGATGAACTTGAACAGCGCGTCGGTGCCGTCAGCTCCGCCCTTCTTGAGCAGCTTGTCGAACTCTTGCGCGGTAAAGCCCGCCGCCTTGGCCGCTTGGTTGAACGCGCCGGGGATGCGCTCACCAAGCTGCTGCCGAAGTTCTTCCGCCGACAACTGGCCCTTCGAGATAATCTGGTCCACGGCACGGAACACGCCCGCCGTGTCGTCGGCACTCAGTCGAAGGACGGCCGAGACCTCGGACAGACCAGAAAACGCTTCGCGGATTTCCTCGATAGGAACGCCGGCCAGTTTCGCCGAGACAGCGAACTGGGAGAAGCCGTTGCTCGCTGCGATCAGATCGAGACCGAGGCGATCAGCCTCGCGGCGCAAAAACTCCAGTTCGCCGGCAGCGGCACGCGCGTCGCCGTCGGTCAAGATGCGAAGGCGGGCCTCGATGCCCTCGAACTGGATGAAGGTGTCAACGGCCTTTCGACCTTGGTTGAACACCTCGAACAGACCGACGTAGGCGGTGACGAGGCTGAGCACCTGTCCGCGGAGGCGCTGGTAGACCGAGAGGGACTTGCGGCCGGTATCAGCGAACAGACCTTGGGCCTCGGCAGCGCGGCGTGCGCTTGCCGCGTACTTGCGCTTCGCCGCCTCCGTGCCGCGGACAACTGCGGTGAGTTTCTGCCCTTCTGCCGAGGCGCGGCGCATGATGCCGAGTTGCTTGAGTTCGGCTGCCGCCTGCTGGTCGGTAGCTGCGCGCTCCGAAAGACGGGCCACTCGGCGAGCGTTGATCTGCTCCGGGGTTGCACCGCCGAAAGTCTCCACGGCGTCAGCCAGGCGGTTGCGACGGCGCTGCTCTTCCGCCGCCAGGGCACGGGCAGCTTCGATCTGTTTGCGAACCGCGGCTTCTTCTGCTGCCGTGCGGCGCTGCACCTCGGCTGCGATCTCCCGCTGAGCGGCCAGTCGGCGCTCTTCCTCAGAGCGCAACTCGGCGACGGCCTGCTCGTGGCGGCCGATCTGCCCGGTGACTTCGGCCACGGCCGCCGCCGCCGCGCCGGAAGCCGCGTCCACTTTGCGGAACTCGCCCGCCAGATCGGCAGTATCGACGCCGAGCGCGGTCAGCGATTTGCGGCTTTCCTCGACGGTGCGGTCGAACTTCTCGAAGCGGACGGTCGCCTGATCGAGTTGCCGGCGGACGGTCTTGACCGCCTTGTCAATGTCGCCCAGGAACGTGCCTTGCGTCTTGATCCGGAGCAGTTCAGCCAGTTCGGCGCGCAGCCGGTTAACCTCTGCGCGGGCGTCCTTGGCCGACTGCTCCTGCTTCTCGAAGATTTCCAGAGCGCTTCGCCGGCCGGCCAGTTCGGCAACGGCGGCGGCGAGGGCTTTCTGCTGGGCGGCGAGATCGCGAGTCGAGGTAGCGGCGAGGTCAGCATTGTTGCGCTGCCTGACCAGTTTCTCGTTGATCTCGCTGAGGGCGGCGTTGAGTTGATCGAGGGATCGAGTGCCGAGGTCTTTCGCGCGGATTCGGAGTTCTACATCGCGGCGCTTAGCCATTGGTCAATCCCTCGATCATTTTGTGGAACTCGCGGACGATCTTCTTAGCCTCGCCCTTCTTGGCAAACGCCGAACCAACCACAGTGCTCACCGCCATGAACGTAAACAGACCTTCCGTGGCGATGATCTTCTGCATCCTCTCCTGAGCGAGATACGCCTCCGACTGCACTCGCCCTATCGGGTATCGCCAAGCTGCCGGGTGTCCTTGCGAGAGCAACAAGGACACCTGGCGGCGAAGCGTCACATACCAATGCGCTTCGCGGTGCTGGGCTTCTTGGCCTTGCTGTTGATCTCGCCCAACACCGCCGTCACTTTTCCCAGGAGGGCCGCGAAGCCGCCGGCATCCTCGAAGGTGAGCCGGGCCGTCTCGATCAGGCACTCGACCTGAAACGCGAGGGACCACTTCGACTCAATGAAGCCCGCCTGCTCCGGCTCGTCCGCCGAGACGGCGATCAGGCGGGCGGCCAGCGTGGGTGCTTGCTTGACGAGATTCCAGATCAGCGCGGACGAGCCGGCCTCGTCCATCGCCTTCATGCCTCCCTGCTTCTGGAAGTCTTCGACAAGCATTTCGATGGCGATACGCATGGACGGATCGCTCATCAGGGTCACGACATCACCCGCGTTCAGGCCACGCAGGGTGAGTTCCTTCTCACCCCGCTTGATCGTGACGGTCGGCGCTGCAAAATCGGTTACGGACATCAAGGTTCTCCCGGTTGGTGTCGATTACTCGACGTTGGTGACGTACATCGACTCGGTGCTGTCGTCCAGCTTCAGCACTTCGACGTTGAAGCCAAGCTGCTGCCACTCTTCGCCCTTGAGCGCGAAGTCGCCGTTCGGGCGGATCGCGACGTAGGGGAAGTAGTAGTTGAACTTCTCGCCCTTCGGGTTGGTGGCGATGAAACGCAGAGCACCGTACACCTCGGCGTTGCCGGCAGTCACGACGCGGTTGATGGTCGCAGCGCCGCGGTCGTAGGTGACGGTCACGGTGTCGTCGTCCGCGACCACCGCCGAGTCCGGCAGGATGCGGAAGCGGCCGTTGGCAGCATCGACCTCGTAGTTGCCGGCAGCCGGGATAGTCACCTCGCTGTCATCTTCCATCACGAAGTTGGAGATGCTGACCACGCCTTCGGGGCGGACCGAGGTGCCAAGCTGATACCACAGACCCTTCTTGACGGTGAAGGTCTCTTCGATCGCCGAACTGCTGGTCTGCGACTCGACCGACGCCTCACCCAGGAAGAACAGGGCGAGGTTCTCCGGCGAGATGTGGTCGGTGATGAACGTGCCGGTGCGGTTGAGTTCCAGCAGCACCGAGTCGTCCTTCGAGCGAACGCCGGCATCGGAGTCGAAGTGGTCCAGGGTCTCGGACTCGGAGGTCAGGTTGAACTCCGGGGTGTTGCCGAAGTACCGCTCGCCGGTCTTGGTCTTGGTGCCGACGGCAAACTGGTCGAAGAAGAGACGACCCTTGCCGAGCGTGTAGTTCTTGTCGGGGAAAGCCATGACGATACCTCCAGGTTGTTGATCGAACTGCGGGTTGAACTACGCCGTCAAGGTGTCGGCGGGTCGGGGACGAAGGATCGACCGTAGTCGAAAGGATCGTTTACATCCTCGTAGAACTTCAAGATGACGCGCATCCAGAAGAACGCCTTCGCGGAAATCTCGGGGGACGGGGGTCGCACGGTGCCGGGCTCGATCTCGATGCCGAGCACCAAACCGCCCAGCCCGTAGACCAGCGGGTGCGTGCTCTCGTAGCGAGGGTTGTCGATCTTGGCGAGCGCCTTCTTGACACAGGCCATGAGTTCGAGCGCCGGGTCGGTCGGGTTGTCCTCGTCGTCATCGACCCACCCCTGCACGAGCAGCGTCCAGTTGTCTTTCTGCTGCACGCCTTCCTCGGCGCCGACCCGGCTCATATCGCGGTCCGGGTTGAGGTTGTCGAGAATCGACACGCACGGCAGTGCGTCCTCGTCGCCGAACAGCGCCTTGCCGCGATGCACGCCGGCCAAGGTGAACGGATAGCCGTTTGCCTCGGTGATCTCGGTCTCCAGGTAGTCGCACAGACGCTTGAGCGTCTTGAGGCGCTTCGAGTCAGGCATACTTGCTCTCCAGTCGGTCGAACTGACGCAGGAACTCCGTCTCCAGCTTCTCCGACACCTCCGGTTCGATGTCCTCCGCAACGGCGGAGAAGACTTGGCCCACGGACGGGCCGTAGAGCAGATAGAGGCCGCTTGCAATCAGGATGGCTTGCCGCTTGTTCTGGAGGCGTTCGCCCTTCGCCAGCCGCACGGCCAAGCCGACGTTGAAGTTCTCGTCGTCGAGCACCTTGCCTTGGCGCAGCCGGATGAAGAAGCCGCGCTTCAGGGTCTCGGTGCCTCCCTTCGCCGACACGCGCACCTTGACTGGTTTGCGGCGCTTGCCGGGCTTCGTGCTGCCGACGGCGAACCGGGCGAGAGAAGTCGGGCGGTCGCGTCCCAGGATCACGGCCTCGGTGCCGTCGGATCGCTTCGGGTAGCCGATGACAAGGCGGCCGGTCTTCTCATCGCCAAGATAGCTGCGCGAGAAGTTGACCTGATTGCGGATTTCCTTCGAGCCTTGACGGCGAGCGAACCGGGCCGTCTCGATGACGGCGAGCCTCGCTGCCTCGTTGGCGCGCTGCGGGAAGTCCTCGAACAGCTTGATGAACTCGTCGAGGCCGCGGGCTTCGATCTCCAGCGCCCTCATACCGGCTTCACCTCACACTCGACCACGGGCTCGCCGGGTCGGTCGATGACGTTGACGATGGAGTAGACGCGGCCGTCACCGAAGTCGAGTTGGGCGCGGCTGACCGGCGACACTTCAGCCAGGTCGATCACCACGCGGTTCACGTCTTCGATGACTTGGGCAAACCCCTCGCGGTCGAGGTCGCCGAAGCGCACAACGCGGGTATGCAGGCGCGCGTTGATCTCGACCGGAGCGCCACCTCCCGGCGGCGTGTAGGTAGCCGGGAAAGCGAACGTCGCATGAACGGCCCGGCGCGTCTGCCGGCGAAGTTCATCCCAGGAAGGCATCGTCGCTCCGCGTGTAGTGGCCCTGCCGCAACTCGGCGTGTCCGGCTTGCGTGCTGTCCGGTGTGTCCGGCGTAGCCGGTGCGGCAGGGTTGAGTGCAGCTTCGACATCCGCCGAAGCAAAGCGAACGGCCCGCTGGTCCGGCAGGAAGTTCGCTTTGATCCAACAGGTCTCGCGCATCACCGTTCTCCCGAGAAACCCCCGGCCCGAAGGCCGGGGGTGTCACTCTCGCTTGCAGGCCCAGAGTTACGAGGCGTTGAGCACCTTCGCCTTCAGGGTCGCGTTCGGGCGGGTCGGGATCATCAGCGGCGCGCTCTGGGTCATCAGATACACGGCCGACGGGTCTTCCTGCTCGAACATCTTCGGGAAGAACGGGGTGGCGCGCCAGCCCGCCTTCTTGTCCATGATGGCGCCGAACGCACGCACGCCATCGACGGCCGGCGAGGTCAGCAGGATGGTGTCCTGATCCATGAAGGGCTGCGCGGTGCCGGACTCGTCCTCGTAGATGTCGTTGTAGGTGTAGATTTCCAGGCCGGCCGAGCCCAGCGAACCGCGGTACTCGAACGGCAGGCCCTTGCCGGGGCCGGTCTCCAGGGCGTTGCTCGAACCGCGACGGGTGTCGAGCATGTCCTTGACCTCCTGCTTGGCAATGAAGGCGCGCCAGGCGTTCAGGCCCATCGTCATGCGGGTCGGCGAGTAGCCCGACTTGCGATGCACCTCGATCTTCCAGTCCTCGATGTCCTTGAGGACGTTGACGCCGGACTGGTCCCAGCGGTTCGAGCCAGTCAGGTTCTTCGACAGCGAGGCGTCACGACCGAAGGACAGGGACATCGGCGGGTAGTCCTCGCCCGAGATGGTCACGGCACCGTCGATCACGGCCCGTGCCGCCAGCCACTCCCAGCGGCGCTCGATGGCTTCGCGGTGGGTCTGGAGGATGTCGGCGATGATCGCGTCCTCGCGCTGCGCCGGGGTCAGTTCGCCCGCGAACATCTCACCGGGCTGACGGCGGAACAGGCGGGCCGGGTCCACCATGTCCTTCGGCTTGATGTAGGCCGGCTTGAACTTGCGGGTGGCATAGCCCTGCTGGAGCAGCGGCTTGCCCTGCGCGGTGGGGGCCACGAACGGAGCCAGGCGACGGCCGCGGTCCACGATGTCGAAGTCGATGTACTCGCTGTCCGAGAGGTGGACCTCGCGGAAGAAGTTGTCGAGGAAGTACGACGTGGGCGCGTGGCGGGTGGAAACGACCTTGATGAGATCGTGGGTTTCGACGATGCCGATGGGCATGATTGCGGTCTCCAGTTATCAGTTAAGGTTGTGGCGGTCGTCGAGACGATCAGCCCACGGAGTACATCAGGGCGCGGTGGTTGATCGGCTTGCCGTCGAAGGCCGCATCCTTCTGGGCGTCGGTGATGCCTTCGGGCCACACCAAGGCGGCGGTGTTGAAGAAGCCGCTCCAGTAGTAGGCGCACTCGACATCGCCGGCGGTCGCGTCCACGGCGTAGGCCAGCACGCCGATGGCATTCTCGGTGCCGTCAGCCGGACTGACATCGGGGTCCCATTCAACCAGCTTTCCCGCGGCGTTGCGAGCCACGACGGCGTACTGATCGAGCTTCTGGCCGCTGGCGACGACGCCGTTGCGGGTCTGGAAGGGGCCGTCGCCGGCACGATGCTGTTCCGGGGTGTAGGTCTCCGGCGCGACCGACTCGGCGATGTGGATGTCGTTGGACATTGCAGTTTCTCCAGGGTGTTGAGTTGAGGGTCAGCGCAGAATCAGTGGGACTTGGACGGCGCCGCCGGCAGGCCCGCGAGTGCGGCGTTCTTGATGATGCGGTCGGCGGGCGACAGGTCGGCGGAGTCGCCGCCAGCGCCGTTGCCGGAGATGCCGGCACCGCCGCCTTGGCCCTCCATCATGCGGCTCAGCGGATCGACGACGTTCGGCGCGGCGGCCTCGACCTTCGGGGCGACCTTCAGGATCGCGATGGCCTCGTCCACCGCCATGCCGGAGTCGGCGAGATGGTTGGCGAGGGCTTCACGGCCCTTGGCTTCGTCGTGGTTGCGGATCGAGGCAGCGCGGGCGCGGTCGGCCGCGATGGCCGCCTTGATCACCTCCTCGTCGTTCGACGGAGCCGGCGAGGCAGCGGCGGCAGGGGCGAGAGCCTGGACGGCAGCGGCGGCAGCGGCGTCCGGCTGGTTTTCGTTGGACATGGTGGAACCTCCAGTGGTCAGAGAAGAGCCGGAAAGCTCTTTGCGGAACGCCGCAATCGCCCGGTCAGGCTGGTCGATGGCGTCGATGAGGCCGATGCGCTTCGCATCTTCGGCGTCGTAAATCAACGCCTCCGTATTGCGAACCGCGTCGGCTTCGATCCCCCGGTTGCGAGCAACCAGGTTCACGAAAGCGGTGTACGACTTGTCCACGCTGGCCTGGTAGCGATCGCGGACATCCTCGGGCAACTTCTGGTAGCTGTTGCCGTCGATCTTGTGCTTGCCGGCGTACATGAAGGTGATCTCGATGCCGTTGTCCTTCATGTACTCGGCGTAGCTGGCGTGCATCATCACCACGCCGATGCTGCCAACGCGGGACGACGGCGACGCGACGATGCGGTGCGCTCCCGAGGCGATGGAGTAGGCTCCGGAAGTCGCAGAGCCATCCACGAGAGCGAGAGTCTTCTTGCGCGAGCGCGAGCCGTAGATCATGTCCGCCAACTCGAAGTTGCCGGCAACCTGGCCGCCGGGCGAGTTGATGTCGAACACGATTCCCTTGACCTCGGGATCGGCGAGCGCGGCCTCCAGCTTCATGCGGATGTTGTCGTAGCCGGTCGCCCACTCGCAGCACCAGTTGAAGCGGTGCAACAGCATCCCGTAGACGCCGATGAAGGCCAGGCCATCAGCGAACGCGAATGGCTTTCGCTGGCCGGACGGCGAGAAGCCGAAGGTCAGCGCCATCATGTCCTCGACCGGGTACTCTTCCGAAGCCAGCGGCAGCGAAGACAGCAGCGCGTTCAGCCGCGACGCGCCCTCGGTGTCGAGCAGCGCGGGTTGGCTGACGAAACGTTCGGTCAGCGAAGTCTTACTCGTCAGCATTGGCTTCTCCGTTGTCGTTCTCGTCCTGCTCTCCGGTGCCGCTGCGGCGGTCGCCGCCTGCGATGGTGCCGGGCTTGCTCGGAGGGCCGGTCGGCGGGTCGGGCAAGCCCAACTCCCGGCGCAGCTTCAACTCGCGAGCCTGCTGACGGAGCACCTTGCGCCAGTCCTTGCCGTGCGCAGCGACCTCGGATTCCAGCGTGGAGAGGTGGCGGTCCATGCGCAGCGCGGCGGCCTGCGTCTCCTTCAACTCGTCGATCTGGCCGCGCGCCGCGCCGATCCACGAGCAGGCTGCATACGCCTCTTTCATCATCGGCGCATAGAAGTTGGGGGCGTTGCGTGGCATCGACGTGATGAGACGCTTGCTCAGCATCTCTTCCAGCCACAGCGTGTAGATGTGGCTCGCAAAGCGGTCGGCGACCGTCTTCTTGCGGGCCTGCATGTATTTCCACGTCTCGATCATCGAGGCGCGGGCCGACGAGTAGTTGGTCTCCGTGTAGTCCTTGGAGAACTGCTCGTAACTCAGGCCCAGGCTCGCCGCGACGTGGCGCAGCAGGCTCTTCTCGAAGTCGGTGCCGACGCCGCCCGGCGTGCCGGCTGGACGAAGGTTCAGCTTCGTACCGGGGAAGAGGTGCGGAATCTTCACGCCGTCGATGTTGATGTTCGCGCTGCCGCCGACGTACTCGGCGATCTTCGCCATGTAGTTCTCGGCCCACGTCGAACTGTCGCCGGCTCCCAACTGCTCGAACGCCGCTTCCCGAGGCAGTTCGGACTCGATGGTCGCAGCATAGGTCGCGTTGACGATGGCGTTCTGGAGCGTGATCTCCGAGAACTGCTTCGTCATCTTCATCTCTTTGAGCGCAGCAACCATCTCGGCCACGCCTCGGCTCTGGTCCGGGCGCATCCGCTCATAGATGTGAATTACCTGTTGGCGGCCCCACCACGTCCGCACCGGCACCCTCTTCCAGGTGTAACCTCGGGAGCCGAAATGCCAGTCGGTGGGGTGCCCCTCCCGAATGTGGTAGGCGACCGGAGCGCCGTAGTTGTCCCTCTCGACGCCGCGCCGCAGCGTAGCGGTGTCGTCGGCGTCGTAGGGGTTCGACAGTCGATCCGTGTCCACCATGAGGATCGCGGTATTGAACGGCCGGTTGCCTGCACGCAGCCATTCAACGGTCGCCAACACCTCTCCGCCGAGCACGGACACCCCGACTGCCAGACGAACCAATCCCGTCAGGGTGTCCGTGCGGCTGGCATCGAACCAGCAGTCCGGCGACTCAGCGACGAGGCTGAACTTTTCCTCGACTTCCTCCTGGAACTCTTCCGCCCACTTCTCGTCGAGGCCGAGCGTCTTGAACGCGGGTTGCGCGTTGAGGACGAACTGCGAGCCGACGATGGAGTCGCGGTGGGTCGCCAGAGCGCCGGCCATGAGGCCGGAATTTTGCACAAGGTCGCGGCTGCGGGCGTCGAGAATCGGCTTGTCGCGGTTGATCTGGCGGTCGGGCGAGATGATCGCAGGGCGCCAGAGACCGAGTTCGCGGCTGACCCGGTTCGCGCCTTCGAGCGCACCGCCGATCGCCTGCTCAACCGGGGGTTGAACTTCGGCCGAAATGACTGCCGGCAAGGCGGTCTTGCGGTTGCGCTTAGCCATTGAAGAAGACCCTCAGCGGTCCGCGGTTGACTCGGGTGCCGGAGGCAGCGCCGATCTGCGCCTTCAGGTCGGCGATGTAAGCAGCCAGGCGCGAGGCGTTGACTGCGGTGAACTCGACCCGCTCGCCGTTCTGATCGACGACGACGCGAGCCGACTTGCCGACCATCAGGTCGTGATAGGCGGCTTCCGCTTGCACCA